TCCAAAAGATCATGGGATGTGCTGATTCCTACCATCCGTAAGGAAGCATCAGAAATATGGGTTAGCTTCAACCCAGAACTGGAGACAGATGAGACTTACCAGCGTTTCATCATCCATCAGCCCACAAACGCCATTGTGCAAAAGATCAACTGGTCAGACAATCCTTGGTTTCCTGAGACATTGAGAATAGAGAAGGACACGCTAAAGATGCGTGATCCAGAAGCATATAACATGGTATGGGAAGGCATTTGCAGGCTAACTGTGGATGGTGCTGTATTTGCTAAAGAAATGCAAATGGCAGAGATTAACAACCAAATTCAGAATGTGCCTTACGATCCTATTAAGCCCGTATTTACAGTTTGGGACTTGGGATGGGCAGATGCCACAGCCATTTGGTTTGTCCAATTCATAGGCATGGAAGTAAGGGTGATCAGATACCTAGAGGATAGCCAAAAGACGATAAGCTATTATTTGGCAGAAATCCAGAAGTTTGGCTATGTGTTTGATACGCATTATTTGCCCCATGATGCTTCGTCCCGTAACCTTGGCACAGGCAAAAGTATTGAGGAAATCGTCAGGGCTACTGGCATGAGGGTGCAAATCTTGGATAGAGTTCCTGTTGCTGACTCCATTAATGCGGCTCGCACGATCTTTCCACGCTGTTATTTCGATAGGACAAACACAGCAGATGGCTTACAATGCCTAAGACACTATCGCTACGATGTTGACCCAGACACGAAACAATTTAGTAGAATGCCATTACATGACCAGTATTCGCATGGTGCTGATGCTTTCAGAATGTTAGGCTTGATGGTGTCTGAACCAAGGAAACAGGTCAAGAAAAAGCCCCAAATGGATTTACCAATAGGATGGATGGGATAATATGGATGATTTCGACCCACGCATTACGGAAGCCAAGCAGTTTCTTAAGTTAGCAAACGATGCTGACACCAACAACAGAGCAGAAGCCTTGGAAGACTTAAAGTTTGCTTCTGGTGACCAATGGCCTGTTGAGATTCAAAATAGTCGTAATCTAGAAGCCCGTCCTTGCTTGACCATCAACAAGATTGATGCTTATGTCCGTCAGGTGACCAACCAGCAGAGGCAACAACGCCCACGCATCAAGGTACATGGCATGAATAGCCAATCTGATGCCAAGATTGCTGAGATTCTTACTGGCATTTGCAGACACATTGAGGTCAACTCAGATGCTGACCATAGCTATGACAATGCCTTTAATTACGCTGTCAGGTGTGGATTTGGCTACTGGCGTGTCAAAACTGATTATGTGAGGGAAGATTCCTTTGATCAGGAAATCTATATTGAACCCATCCACAATCCCTTTACTGTTTACTTTGATCCCAACTCTACATTGCCTGATGGTTCAGATGCTGAGAAATGCCTGATTACGCAAGTTGTGCCAAAGAAAACATTTGAAAAGATGTATCCAGATGCTGAGACAGGCGTTGGCTTTACCCAAAAAGGTACAGGAGATACCAATGCTGAATGGGTAATGAAGGAAGACATTAGGATTGCAGAATACTGGTACACAGAGCGTAAATCAGATAAATTGTGTTTGTTAAGCGATGGTTCTAAGGTATTTCGTAGTGATTTGCCTAGTGACAAAGACCTGCTTGCCCGTGGTTTGGTTGTGATCGATGAGCGTCCAACGCTGAAAAAGCAGATCAAGATGATCAAATGTACGGCTATGGAAGTGCTGGAAGAAGGTGATTGGGCAAGCAAATACATCCCAATTATTCCTGTTTACGGAGAAGAGTTTGTAGTTGATAACAAACGCAAGAAGTATGGATTGGTCAGAATGGCCAAGGATTCTCAGCGTATGTACAACTTCTGGAAGACTGCCTTAACTGAGTCAGTAGCTCTAGCACCCAAAGCTAAATGGTTGCTTGCAGAGGGTCAGGACGAGGGCCATGAGAACGAATGGGCACAAGCTAACATCAAGTCCATGCCTGTGCTCAGATACAAGCAAAAGGACATTGAGGGCGTTCCTGCTCCAGTTCCTACACGCATACAGCCAGAAGCTCCTCCTGCTGGGATTATTCAAGCCGCAGATGGGATCAACAGCGATATGCAAGCCGTTTTAGGTATCTTTGATGCTAACCAAATGGCCACAGGCAACATCTCTGGCAAGGCTTTGAATGGCCAACAACAGCAGATTGACCTCACTAATTTCCACTATTACGACAACCTGACACGCTCCATCAAGCATACTGCTCGCATTATTTTGGACTTGATCCCCAAGATTTACGATCAAGCTAGGGTGATGAGGATCATTGGTGATGATGGCAAGCCAGACTTGGTGGAGATCAACAAACGCCAACAGGATGAGTATGGCGTGGACAAGATTCTGAACGATGTGACAGTTGGTGAGTATGATGTGGTGATGGACACAGGCCCCGGGTACAACAGCAAACGCATCGAAGCAGTCAACAGCATGATGCCATTGCTCTCTGCTGATCCAAATTTGATTAGCGTAGCTGGTGACCTGATCTTTAGGAATATGGACTTCCCCGGCGCAGATGTCATAGCTGACAGGTTAGCGGCAAGCAACCCATTAGCCCAAATTGACGAGAAATCTCCCATTCCTCCTCAAGTCCAGATGCAACTCAAGCAATCTCAGGCCACTATTCAGCAACTCCAGCAACAATTACAGGGTATGCAATTGATGCTGAAGAATCGTTCTGATGTCGAGCAGATGAAGCAAGATGCTGAGACCAAGCGTACCTTGATTAAAGAGACAAACAGGGCACATGACATTGAGTTAAGGGATCAGGAGCGTCACAGGGACATGATTCTGAAGACTGATACTCAGGCTCACGACACAGTAATTAAGACACAGACGCAGATGGAAATTGAGCGTATGAAGGCAGATTTGGCCATTTATCTTGCCCAATTAGATAAATTGAGCGAAAAAGAAGCCAAAGCAGAAGCCATTGAGCGTGCCATTTGACAAAGTAATAAATTAGTGTAGCATTTACACAAACCTTACCCGTAAGGTATACGGGGTTAATTCTTAGGGTGACCTATGTCTGAAAAAGAAGCAGGACAAGTCCTGACAAGTGAAAATTCGGCCGAATTCTATGCTAACAAACTTGGTTTAGCTGAGATAAACAATGATGTGGCAGTTGAGGAAGCTCCTGAGCCATCAGAAGTTGACAATCAGAGTGAACAAGTAGAGCAAGGTGAAGCCAAAACTACTGAGGAAAAGAAACAGAACCCTAAATTAGAGAAAAGGTTTTCTGAACTGACCAAACAACGAGAGCAAGCCAAGGCAGAAGCACAAGCAGAACGCCAACAGCGAGAAGCGTTAGAGGCAAGGTTAAGGGTTTTAGAGCAACAGGCTTTACCTCCACAACAGGTGAAGAGCAGTAATGAAGAGCCCCAACCCGGTCAATTCCAAGATGCGTTTGAGTACGCAAAGGCATTGGCTCAGTATTCAACAGAACAAGCATTGCAAGAGCGTGATCAGCAAGAAGCTAACAGGAAAGCTAATGAGGAATTGCAAAAAACAATTCAGTCTTGGAGTTCCAGATTAGAAAAAGTGAAAGCTGAAATACCTGATTACGATGACGTAGTGTCTACGGCAAATGTAACGATTAGTGAAGATATTAAATTTGCAATACTAGAAAGTGATGTAGGCCCAAGAATCCTTTATCACCTAGCAGAAGATTTAGAATTTGCACAAAAACTTGCACAAATGCCAAATCGCAAAGCAATGATTGAAATAGGAAAACTGGAAAAGCAATATGAGAAAGGTGAAGTTAAACAAGAGCCAGTAGTGAAAAGTAAAGCCCCTGCCCCAATTCGTCCATTAAAAGCGTCTGGTGGTGTTGCTGATATTCCTATTAATTCAAGTGGGGAATTTCATGGAACATATCAAGCGTGGAAGGAAGCAAGGCGTGCTGGGAAAATCCGTTAATTTTTAAATCAAAGGAAATCAAATGAGTAATAATCTCTTAACGATATCCAAGATCACCAACGAAGCGCTGATGGTTTTGGAAAACGAGTTGACGTTCACAAGCGAGGTGGATCGTAATTATGATGATCAGTTTGCCGTAGTCGGTGCAAAGATTGGTAACACAGTTAATGTACGCAGACCCGGTCGATTTATCGGAACAACGGGACCGGCCCTCAATGTTGAGGACTTCAACGAAACTTCTGTACCTGTAACCTTAAGTACTCAATTTCATGTGGATACTCAATTTACAACTCAGGATTTAGCACTTTCGTTGGATATGTTCAGCGACAGAGTTTTGAAGCCTGCTGTGGCGGCGATTGCTAACAAGATTGATCGTGATGGTTTGGTTATGGCCAAAAACAACACGGCTAACATTGTCGGTACTGCTGGAACACCTCCAACTGGTTTGATTACATATCTGACAGCCGCTGCCTACTTGGACGCTGAAGGTGCTCCCAGAGATGGCCGTAGATCATGTATCGTTGAGCCTTTTACATCTGCAACCATTGTTGACTCATTGAAGGGACTTTTTGTTCCCCAAGAGGCAATTGGCGAGCAGTATCGCAAGGGCCTGATGGGCAGAGATTCTGCGGGGATGAATTGGAAAATGGATCAAAACGTGGTCAGCCAAACTTTTGGCTCATCATCTACATCCGTTTTGTCATGCAATACCTCAACAGCTACTGGTTTCCTAACCTCTGGTTGGGCATCAACTTCTACAATTGCTTTATCTGCTACAACAGCAGTAGGTAATTTGAACCAAGGTGATGTGATCCAGATCGCTAATGTGTACGCTGTTAACCCACAGAATCGTCAGGCTTATGGTTCTAACAAGTTGAGAAACTTCGTTGTGACTGCCGCTGCAACTGTGGCCACATCTGGCACGACTTTGGTAACTGTCAGCCCTGCTGTCATTACTGGTGGTCAATTCCAGAATGTGAGCGTAACCAATGCTGGTGCTTCAACTGTAACGCCATTCAATAATACTGGTACTGTGTCTCCACAGAACATTATTATGCACAGGAATGCGTTCACCCTAGCAGTAGCCGATCTCGAATTGCCAGAGGGTGTCCACTTCGCAGGGCGTGCTTCTGATAAGGAGATTGGTTTGTCGATGCGAATCGTGCGCCAATACACAATTAACAATGATAGTATTCCCACACGCTTGGATGTGCTCTACGGCTGGGCGCCTCTCTATCCCGAATTGGCCTGCCGTGTAGCCGCTTAACATTAACATTTAGGAGAAATTAACATGGCAAATCCCGGACCAGCAACCACAGTAAGCAATCATCCCCAAAACTTGGCCACAAACCAAGCCTTGCGTTTGATTGCATCTGCACAATCCGTAAACTTATCCGTAGCTGGTGACACAGCAATGGTTGTTTTAGATGTCAGCAAATTTGTGCCTACTAAGGTAATCATCACCAATGGCTTGAACTCTAGTGGAGCAACAACCACTATTGCAACAGCTACTGTTGGTGCTTACACAGGCCCAAGTGCAACAGGTTCAACCATATTGACCACTGCGGCTCTGACGAGCAACACAGGTGGCCCATATGTGACTCTATCTGATGCAACAAATCTGAACACAGCAATTTCTAACCCTACTAACATTTATGTTAATGTGGGCACAACGATTGCGGCAACCTGTGACGTATTTGTCTATGGCTATGACCTCACATTTTTACCCTAATTTGTGAGTAAATAACGAAAGGCCACTCTCAAAAGGGGTGGCTTTTTCTTTTTTTTAAGATACAATTAATTTGTCAAAAAGGAACAATCATGTCCA